ATACGAATCGCATCATCGATTATTGATTGCGATCGAACCTGTTCAACCCTTGCTGGGTTCATAGCAACAATGGACTCAGTCGCCGATGTCAAAACCGTACCAAGATTAATGGCAGGAGTACCCTCGAAGTGGAAGATATACTTAATTTCCACTGCCGATGTTGTATTTGCCGGTAGTCCCTCAAATCGCAAGAGGACTACCTCGGTTCCCTTTGTTTCCAAGGAATCGAGCGCATCATGGGATTGAGATCCCGCTGGCGGCATTCCGGGCTCACTGAAGATTTAACCATCTATGTCTAAAACGGCATTACTGGATAAACTTTGGATACTCCTCGTACAGTGAAAATTATAAGCCTCGGGTGATATGGGCAGTGATGATATCGTAACCTTATTAGTTATCAGATTCTGCATAGTACACTCCTATGATCCAGGGAGAGTCAATATCTATGATGGAACACCAAGAGTTTCATTAATGGTGTTAATTCCTGCAATATGTTCCGAAAGCAGGAAGTTTTTAACTTCATAGGTATCAAGGATATAGGGTCCAGGTATGTGATTCTACGCTGGAACTTTTGCACCGATAAAACGACCGGTACAAATAGACTAATTCAAGAGATTCCTTACTTCGTAGCCAACTGAGACTAAACGAAAGTTTCCGAGTTTATCCGTAAGGACATTTCTTGGGACTGCAGAGTATACGTTGGTACTATAGGTGTAACGTTTCATAGAACCAGAAATAATTGCATCTTGACACATATTAATCATAGATAAATATGGGTGTGCTACGAGTAACACGGAAGCATTTCCGGTCGAGTTAGTGGATAGGGTTATAGTACCCTCTGTCTTGAAGGTTGTGGTTGGGTAGGCATATGGGTCGGGAATCTTGACGCCACAAACGTGTGGGTCAAATGGATTTTTGAGAGAGAGCCTCCATCTCTTAAGAGCGTCAGTTGCTAGAGTCATGGAAGTAGGATTCTTCCTACTTCTGTTTGGTCTCTGGGGATACTGTACTTGTGACTTAACTTGTCTATTCTTTTTCTAATTACGTCGACGGGTAATTACCTGTTGGGTGAGTTTATTTCTCTTCTGGCTTTCCATTAGATGATGCTTTTTGCTCTTGATTTTCATCAAGAGCTTGGATCGCTTCTAATTCATTGTCATATGATGTATCAGTCGAATAATCAATATTTTAAATTTCCCACAATTCCTGATTTTAAGTATACTTTTAATCAGGGTGATAGGAATATTCGTATCTTTCTACATCTTATAAAGGAACAAGGCGTAAATTCTCCAAAATACCTTTTTATCTATCGGTAATTGGAAGATTATCATATTTCTAGCGAAGATAAGTTAGATTTTTCAATTTAGTCCCAACAGATTACCTCCTAAAGGATTTCATACCTTTCAGAATGGCCTAATCAATCTTGTACTCCAAAGTATTCTAATTGGATAACTTAATAAACTCCAAATCTTTATTACACATTTAGCCTTTAAGAAGGACTAATGGAGAAGTAAGGGGTCTAGATTCGGATTTGAGCTTTTATTCTCGAGTGGTTATTCCACCACTTGACAGAGGATCCTTTATGTAGAGATCATGTCCCAATTAGGGTACCGAGAAATACTCAGAGAATACGTGTGGATTGTTGATTTACCAAAGTCTTTCCTTTAGAGTTTCATCACTTTTAAAGGTGTCGGCTTAAATAGGCGTCACTACACCCTAGCATACGGGTCGTATCACGTCAAAACCCCTTCTCTGGGCTAATTTCAAATTTGTTATCACCTAGTTCCAAAGGAAAAGGGCTAGGGATTCTTATGACGTGGTCATATCCAGATCACTTGATGTTTCAAAGCCTAGTCCACCAAGGTGAGGGTGGACCTGAAGGTTAAGTAGTCCATTTAAACTGAGTCTATTTAGATCCTTTTTATTATAAAATATGAATCGACTCCAGTAATACTTCTCCTTATCTTACAGACCTAAACGAAGAAGGTCTTATCTAAATGAATTCCATGACTCTACAGGAGTTACTTAGATTCTACAATCCCTCGGTTATGAGAGAGTTGAACCCATAAGAAAGTTGGGATTAAGATATGGTATCTACCTAAACTTAACCTCATCAAACTTTAATTAATCTCTTGGTTTCTAAGTTAGGATTTAAATAGCATCTGTTGTATACAAAGATGAATTTATAGTGAAGAATTCAGATGATGTAAGATTCTTTCCAGGAGAAAGGTCAAAACCTACCTTTTTAATTTCGGAGAGCCATACTTCATAAAACTCGGTGTCTGAGAGAAATAAGATATCGTCACCATTAATTAAAACGGCAACATCCTTAGGATCAGGTATATCCTTTTCTTAAATGTTTAATTAATAACACCTTATTTTGATGGCTCTATAGAAGCATATAAAGTTTGCTGCACACAAAAAGGGGAATGACAAAACGGAACCCATTAATTGACCATTTCGCTATTACTTACCTATAATAGGATCTTCCAGCTCCTTCCTATTCCAATTATTTTTTACAAACTCCTTAAAGATCTCTGCATAGGCAGGATCGTCTCCCTCTTTTGGGGGGTAATAAAGAAGTTGTTCCAGTAAATTTGCACGGAAGGAATCTTTCATAAAATCCGGTGTCTCAGTCTCTCCTAGAAGTATTTCAAGAGATTATTTTGTGAAGTTAATTGACAAATTATCTGTCGCTGCACTATAATCTCCTGAGACGAAGAAGATCCTTCGACTATCCCGAAGATATATGGGAAGTCTTTTCCTGTGTAAAAGACCCGAAAGAAGGATGTCACGGTCCTCATCGCTATATGTGAGGGCTGTATTTGTTAATTTAAATTAGTGGCATCTATCTAAACGATCTTTAATTTCTCTCTAAAAGGGTCTAGAGTTGTATGAGGTAAGAAAATGGCTCTTTGTTATTGTTCTTATCTTTAATGGTTCCAAGAGGGGGACTACTTAGGTACATTTATAAATGGGATTTGTGAAATCTAATTTTCCCATTTCTTCCTAAAAGAGGATCCAGTCGACATTTCCATAATCAATGAAAACATGGCCATTATAGCCCGTACTTTATGTACTTTCTGTAACATAGACATTCTCGGATCGTCGATTCAAAGAATCCTCTTAATAGACTGATGAATTCTCCATTAAATGACGCTCAAAATCCATACCGTAAGCAGTATTTGGTTCTCTAGGTTGCTTTTAATTTCTTATTAATTCATTAAATTTATAAATTGCAGCCTTTTAACCACCTTATGCTTTAAGAATTCCGAAAGATGAACCTGAACTGGATTCCCATGGTTCTTGAACACTGATCTTGATCTACCTCCTTAAGTTAAATATATAATACAAACTTTCGTAGTCAGAGATCTTGTTCATAGGGAAGAGGTTCTGTTTAACATAATTTTCTTTCATGTTTAAGTAGAGCATCATTTATAAAGGACTCGGGGACCTTGGAGCAACCCCTTTTAACACCTTATAATAAATTCCAGGCCACGATCAAGGCTCTGGGTCCTCTTTTGGTGAGGAGTAACATAAGGTTCCTTAATTTTGAACTGAATGGATCTTTCCCACTGGGTCTTGGTGGTAGTTCTGTCAAAGGATTCTTGGCTCGAGTCAAACGAGCAATTGGAAGAGTTAAGTTATATTTCGACCAATTTACAAGTAGGACTACTAGATCTGGTTTATACTAGCCATTCACCCAAGCATATTGAAGAAGTCTTCTAAGGTTAAGGAGACAAAACTTGGGCATTTAATCCTTTCTTTTGGTACTGAGGAAGGGAGTCAGAACTTCGTATAAAGATCTCATAATGGAGAAAACGAATAATGTATTGTTGAGATAAGTTTCTTCAACAATATAAGTACCATTACCTTGCGTAATTTTATTTATTGGACCTTCAGCAAGTGAAAAGTTTTATGTTTCCATTAGGAAGGAAACAAGCTTATTCATGGCGGGGGAACAAACGAACTTGAAACATAGTTACCGTTTCGAGTTCATAGGGCGTGAGACCACCAGGTCTCCTGCCAGTATCTACGCACAAACATCTTATAGTTCATTTAACAATGTTGAATTGTACTATAGGTTTTTCATTACTTAAGATTTTTC